ACAGTTTTTAATGTATCCTCTGTATTATTAAACAATTCCTCATAGGTCATAATCAGTCTCTTTCTGAATTGTAATTTATTTGTAGTCCAACCATTTACATGTTGCTTCCAACATCCTGGAAATATTCTACCCTTAATAAACTGCCTTATAAATGCAATATCAAAATCTCCTTCATATTTCCACTTAGAATATCTTATCATTTTTGTTCTCCAGTTCCAGGAACTTAATGCAACTGCTCTAACATCTCTTATCATATAAACAACATTTCTATATCTTGGATTACAAAACTCATGAGTCTTAAAAAATCTTGGGTCATTCATCCTATCTCTTTGTGAAACAGTTGTTCTTCTAATATCTGGAATATGTCTATTTATATGTGTTGGCTTATGTAGCCACTTTGGTTCCATAATCCCATACAACAAACTTCTAAACCAAGTAAGTCCAGACCTTGGATATGAAACTGTAAAAACATCAGTAGGAAAAATATCAACAGAAGAGGAAGAAAAGTCACTTAGGATTTCTGCCATTTTTATTTCTCTTGCTTTCTTTTTTTCAATTCTTCATAAAACCCTGGAAGTCCTAATTCATATACCTGTTGAAACTTAATCTTAAAATTATCTTCTAAACCAAATGCATACCATGCTACATATCTATTTCCAACCTCTAATTGAAACATTTTAAACTTCTCAAGCTCTTCAACCTTTGTGATTGTACTCTGTAAAGTCTCTCTAAAGGATGGAGTACCATCCAAAGTTCCATCATACTTTGGCTCTGTTTCCTGAGCAGGAAGAACTCTCATTCTTATAACCAAACCATATTTAGCAATCCTATTAATTTCCTTATAAGCCAAATGTCTTGATTCTATATCTATGGTATGAAACACATCAAAGCAACACACTAAATCAAAACTATTATCTTCAAAAGGAAGCTCTCTCAAATCAGCCTTTCTTATATACTTTCTCATATCTGGAAGAGCATTTTCTAAAGCCCAGTCTGACATATCAACACCATATGCCTCATAGCCTCTTTCTCTTGAAGCTTTAATCTCCAACCCAATTGCACAAGCTCCCCATAATATTTTTTTAATTGGATAAGGCTCCTTTTTACCCTTTAAAAAATGTCTCTCTATCCAATCCATTTTTTTTCCTTGTTCTCCTTTATGTCTCTCCCAAGAGTATTTCCAAAATCCACCTCTAGCATAATGAGTATAATACTCCTCATCAAACTTATCATTTTCATATTCTTTAAAGTCCATTGTACAACTCCAATCCTTTATAAATTATAACCAAGTTCTTTAAGAAGCTTTTCATTCTTCTTCTTAAAGTCATTAAAGTACTTAAAATCAACAAAGCTTTTCTTAGACTGTCCTCTGTATTTCTGATAATAAAAACTCTGGGTCTGACAAATAGCCTTATCAATATCATCCTTCTCTCTATACCATTCAAGAAAACTTAACATTTTCCTTATCTCTGGAACAGGATTCAAAACCAAGTCCTCATATTTTATTGATATAAATGGAACCTGTTTAGTTCTATTAAACATCCAAGTCTCTACATGCTCAGACCATTTACCCCATTTCTTATGTCCTCTCATAAACCACTCATAATAATCTTCCCAGTTCATCTCAAATCTTGGTCTTCTGGAAAACCTATTATATAGAGAATTAGCAACTGAAAGGCCATTTCTATAAACATAAATCACTGGCTCTATGCTTTCAGAATACTTAGCATGACTCTTATACAGTCTTGGCTCTGTGTAAAAACTAACATCAGCCTTATGTAAATGATATAAATCCACAGCAAACTTAGTAGTAATTTCTTTTACTGTCCATTCTTTATCTGGAAATGCAATGTGTGCTAACAATGTTCTAACAAACATATTTCCAGACCTTGGATAACTTACTATAAATACTCTCTTCTTCATTCCATACTCCCTAAAATTTCTAAAGCTCCATTCTTTATTATCTTTGCTTCAAATTCCCAAATAGTTCCACACCTAGGACATACAACAAACAACTTATCTCCATATAAGTTCAATGAATTAATTACCTTATGACACTTATGACAAACAGTAACAATATATCTCTCATCCTCATCATACATTTTACCCATTGTCTACTCCAAAGGTCTTTTTACTTTCTCTTTCCAATCTGGATTTCTTTCCTTTACCCATTGAATAGAACTCATCTTAGTCCTTTCCTTGTATGGGTCTATGTTCCACTCTTTCTTAAAATTATTCAAACCTGTTTCCCACTCTTTGTCTCTACTCTCTCTACTCATAGTATTTCTCCACACAGCACCATGATTGTGGAAGAATGTGGTTGCATAGCTCTTTACAAGAGTCCTATCAGCTAATCTCAACCTCAATAAATGGTCTTCATCAGCCTGGTATCTTTGTGCAAAGTATTTAAATCCACCTATCTCTTCAATACACTCCCTGGAAAGCAACAAAGCAGAATAGTCTCCAGGAACCATAATATTCTGAGATATCTCAACTTCTTTAATCTTCTTATAGAAGTTTGTTTCATCTCCCTGCTTCTTGTTTACTACATTTCCTGTTACTGCACCTGCTTCTCTTCTCTCACTAACCTCAACAAGAGTATCAATATATTTGGGACTCAGGATAACATCATTGTTACAAAGTAAACAGTAATCATAACCTCTATTTATTGTCTCTCTTAAAGCTCTATTCCAAGCCTCATTAACTGGCTCCTCATTTACCATCACTTCTATATCATTCTCTTTGCACCATTCAATGGTATCATCTGTTGAGCCATTATCTAGTACTAAGATATCATAATCATGAAAGCTTCTCACTGAATCTACCATGGTCTTTGTTAAATGACTTAGATTATAAGTCAACACCACCACCAGAACTTTTCTTGCTTCTTTCAAATGCTTTTCCACTTGCTTTACAACTGCCTTTGGTCTAACAGCCTTTAAACACTCAGGGGCCTCTTTCTTTTCCTTCTCTCTAAGGTTCTTTCCTTCAATACACTTCAATTCCCACCAACACTTAGTAGTCCTTCCTCTAGCACATTGAACTTGGCATGCTGTAACCTTCTCATAGTCCTGTACCCAAATCTCACCATCACAAGAACCAAAGATTGCAACTGCTCTCTTCTTCATAGCTCCTGCTAAATGATAAAAAAATGAGTTAGGAGTAACAGTAACAGCCATCTGTTCTATCAAAGCTCCAACCTCTCTATGATTATATTTCCACAGGTCTGTATCTCCAACCTTATCATCAAGAATAAAGAATTGATAACCCTTCTCCAAAAGCAACTCAGCTACTTTAACCATATGTGGATAAGTTCTAGTCTTGTTTGAACCAAATAACTGAAGCCCAATAATAGGCTTCTTCAAATCATAATGTTGGCATTCTAGCTCAATCCTAGCCCATTCTCTTTCTTCCTCAGTTACCACATAAGCAGGAGTCTTATTCTCCAAATGTAATCCCATTTGTTCCAGATATATGGAAGCTCTGTTCTTAAGAACTCTATCATGCTCCTCAAACATCTTATTCTCAACCCTAAACTCAAGGTCATTTACATTTAAAGTTATATCAGGATTCTGTTTTTGTAGTTCTTCCTTACTAGATACAACTTTATCAATATATGGATTACCCTTCAGGATATCCTCATATCCACTCTGTACACAGTAGATAACAGTAACATCATCCTGATATTTGTACTTAAGAGCCTTTCCTATTACAGAAGCCATAAGCACATCACCTCTACCATTCATATCTCTTATTATTGCCACTGAGAATTGGCCTTTATGTTTATGAGCAAACTCAAAAGACCTCTTGGCTCCAATAGAATCTGGATGCACAAAGTATCTCTGGTCTATGTTAAATCTGTCTATTAAATCCTGTGGTACAAATTGTCCTGGATGCAACTGAATACTCCCAAACTTATCATTATATCTTTGACTAGGAATATTCTTCCTTAGATATTTTCCTGGTTGACTTGGAACACCCTTCATTTTATTTGTCCTCTACTAACACATATACCACATCAATATGTGAACTACCCTGTGAAACAGAAAAATCCTGAAGCATTTCAATAGTCTTCTGTATCATACTGTCATAATTATCCTTGGTATCATTCTCACTCTTAGTTTTCACACCAAGCCTTATAACAAAATTCTTCTCACCACCAACTATTGTATGCTTCTTTCCTGGGTCCTTTCTACTGGTTGTTATAAAATCTTTATCATCTATAATCACAGCCATTTTATATATCTCCTATTGTTGTCATATTTGTCAACTTTTGGTATTAGCTTTTCCAAAATTCATGCAACTTTGGCCTGACAAGCTCATAAAGCCTATCACTCTTTATATTCTTAATACAGCTATATTTATGATTACAAGCATCTGCTTGTTCAAAGCAACTCTCACAATCTATCTCTTCATTCAACCTAATCCCTACTGCACCATCAGGATATCTTGGATGCAATCCTAATCTCTCCTGTGGCCTTCCTGGTCCTAAAATACCAAGCACTGGAGTATTAGTAAAATATGTTATCCACATTGGAGCAGAATCCATACTGATTACAGCCTTAGCTCCTGCTATCCAGGAGAATAGGTCTGCAATAGAGCCTTCCATAAATAGAAACTTTGTCTTACCATCCAGTCCAGTCATCTTAGAAAGCTCCTCAGTCTGCTCTCCAATATAGATAACATTTATATTCTCCATATTCATAAGCCATATCATATCCTGTATCACCTGATTCTCTAAAGCCCTTCTAGCTACTGCACCTCTGCCTTGAAAAATTACATATGGTTGACCATCCCACTCATGCTCTGGAAACTTAGACAAGTCTATACTCCAGTCTAACTCACTAGCTTTAAAAGGTATTCCCAGAACTCTATGGTATATCTCTGCTCTATGCATCTTCTGTAGTTTCTTATGGTAATGGTCTTTTTCAACCACATAGTCCAGGTTTATTCCTGGAGTCTCTGGAGCATTTCTGTCTTCTACAACATTTACTCCTAGCCTATTCAGTATATCCAAATAGGTCTTTCTAGTCCTTACATAAGGCTCATATCCCATTGCCACAAGCTTTCTATAAGCAGGAACTAAAGTCAACATATCTCCTAAGGAGAAAACTCTGTGTAGATAAAATCTCTTTTCATCCCTTGCATCCATCTCTTGTATGAAGTTATTTATAGGTTCTAATCCTGATATACTATTGAATAAAGAGCCATCTATAACACCACCATTAGCAACTCTAACAGTACTTCCATTCATTCTACAGGATATTATCTGTCCTATCTCAGTATTATTTATTCTTAAATCAAATAAAGGCATTGTTAAACTCCTCTTAAATGATTTAATATTGTATAAAAATGTTCCCATTTTTTTCTTTCTCCATTTGCTGTTGCATTATGTTGAATACATAAAGTAATTAAATTTCTATCTCTTGTATCCTTTTTATTATAATTAATATGATGTACAGTCTTTGCAAAACAACCACAAAATTGACACTTATATTCATCTCTTATTCTAATTTTCATTTTTAAGTCTTCTGTAAACTCAGATGAATAAGGTTCAAATGACTTTCCACCTCTCCAATTTGGATTGTCTCCCTTCATTCTCTGTTCACTCATTTTTCTTTTTGTTTCTTTTGAATGCTGTTTACCAATCTTTGATTGTCTAATTTTATTAATTGATTCTTGTGTATGATGTTTTCCATAAAAATGATTATTTTTACCACTAACAGCTATCCTAATTTTATCCTTTATATCTTCTGGAAGTTTCTTACCTTTATGTGCTTCACTTATTTTCTTCTTTGTCTTTTCTGATAATTTTCTACCAATACAATACTTATTCCCTTTCTGTGTTTTAGATATTTTTCTTTTGGTTTCTTCAGAGTGTGGACCAACAAACATTTTTTTCTCCTCTTTAGTTTGGTATGGGATGGTTTCAAGAACCATCCCTTAGTTTTCATTCTCTTTAAGAACTAGTCAAAGTAACAGAAGCCAAACCCTTATTTCTAGAACTATAAGTACCACTCTTTTCCTCAGGAATAACACCATGAGCATACCTTGTCATAGCACCTCTAAGGAACTGTGTAAAGTCATCAGACTTAATGTACTTAGCAGAAGTAAATAGAGGGATATAAGGAGCATAATATGCTACAGCATATCTCCAGTCATCTGACTTAATACCTAACAAAATCTTGTTGTTAGTAAAATCAGGGTCAACATAGACTTTAAAAAGTCCACCACCAAGAGTACCTGCATAGTGCCTTCCAAAAGTAGCCTCATTATTCTGAGCTAATGGGTCTGCTTTAAACTGTTCCAACTTAGTCAACCTCAGATACACATCAGGATGCATAATCAGCCAATTAGCATGAGCATATTTAACTTTATAGATTTCAGTATCAGCCTCAAGAATAGCATCATACAAGGTAGCTTCATATTCTTTCTTATGGAAAGTATAGTTACTATCCTGTGTAAGATAACCATTGGTGTTCCAGTTCACATTATGAGCAACACCTGCTTCCAAATCTGCAATCAACTGTCCATCAATTTCCCTAACAATTTCTTTAACAAGAATAGGCATAAGTTCATTCTCAAGATTCATACCCCACTGGCTTCTCAAATCCTGCTCTGCTTCAATAGTCCACTCAGATTTAATCTTCTTAGTAACTGCAGTAATAGTTTTAGACCTAAGTCTAAAATCTATCTCTCTAATAGTACCCTGCTCAGAACTATTAGCATAGCTATCATGCCTATACTGGTCTACTCTCTGTCCAGAAGTAGCTCCACCACCTGAAGTACCAAACAGATGTTCAGCCCAGTAAATAATCCCAGTAGGACCATTCATAGGTTGTGTTGAAACTAAATCAGTAGCAATTAGCCTGTTAAAAATTCTCCTAATTGCAGGCATAAGAGCAGTAGTAAAGGTTGCTACACTAGTACTGAGAGTATCCTCATTAATAGTTTCACCTTCAAGCTTCTCTGCATCTCCAACAACCCAAGACTTACCTTCAGTCTTCAGCCAGTTAATGGTGTTTTGGTACATTTGTTTTCTAGTACCTGGTCTTGCCATACCATCATACTCTTCTTTGTCAACATAGCCTTCAGCTATATCAAGCTCTTCAAAATGTCTTTTCTGAGCATCAAAGAATGAATAAAGTTTTTCAGAATTC